GTCTCCAAAAGTACAGGAGCAGGACCAGGCCCCCAATGTAGAGCAGACTCACAATGAGTCTGAAAAGCCTGACAGTGAGCTCAACCAGTACAGCGAGAGCGTCAAAAAGCGCATCGACAAGCTGACCGCTCGCCTGCGCGAGACACAACGCCGCGAAGAGGCGGCAATTTCATATGCCAAGGGCGTGCAAGCGCAAGCGCAACAGATGCAACAGCGGATGTTCCACACTGATGAGGAACGTTTGCACGAAGCCAAGGGCCGCATTGAGACCCAGGTTGTGGCTTTGAAGCAAATCATCCGCAAAGCGCGCGAAGAGGGCGATATTGACACTGAGACCGAAGCCAATCAGCGCATGACCGACTTGATTTACGAGCAACGCCAGGTGGCCGAAGAGAATCAGCGCCGCGAAGCTTATGTAAAGCAGCAACAGGGCCAACCTGTCCAACAAGCGCAGCCTCAGTACCAACAACAGCCTCAACAACCCCAGTACCAGCAACCCGCTCAGATAGACCCGAAGCTGGAAGACTGGATGGAGAAGAACTCATGGTATGGCCAGGACACGGTCATGACCAATACCGCCTGGGGCATCCACAAGCAACTCGTTATCAACGAGGGATTTGACGGATCGTCAGATGAGTATTATGATGAGCTCGATAAACGCATGAGAAGCACTTATCCACGGAAATTTTCTCCTCAAGCGCAAAACAACAGTACCACCAGAAACGTGCAATCGGTGGCTCCTGCAACCCGTTCATCGGGAGTGAATAGTTCAGCACGCCGCACTGTGAGGCTCTCACCGAGTCAAGTTGCGATGGCCAAAAAATTGGGCGTTCCTCTTGAGGAATACGCCAAGTACGTTAAGGAGTAAGAGATGACAGACAACCTTGTACCCACTTTAAATCGTGAAGCGCGTAGCGCTACAACTCGCGAAAGCGAAACACGCCGCAAGCCCTGGGCTCCTCCTTCTCGACTAGATGCCCCACCTCCTCTGGAGGGAACACGGCACAGATGGATTCGTGCAGAAATTGCAGGTCAGGAAGACCGTACAAACGTAGCAGGCAAAATCCGCGAGGGTTATGAACTGGTTCGTGCGGATGAGTATCCTGACTTTCCTGTCCCCTCTGTTGAAGACGGCCGACATGCTGGTGTTATCAGCGTGGGAGGTCTTCTCTTAGCACGTATTCCCGAAGAGAACGTTCAGGAGCGTAATGCGTATTACCACCAGCGTGCGAACGATCAAATGCAGGCGGCTGATAATGAGTTGATGAAGAGCAATGCTCACGGTTCAATGAAGATTCAACGCCCCACACGGCAATCTCGAGTCAGCTTCGGCGGCCCGAAGGCTGCCGAATAATCTTTTTCTTAAAGGAATCATCAAATGGCAAACATCGATAAAGCCTTTGGTTTTCGCCCGATCGGTAACCTTTCTGCTACTGGTGCCCAGAAGCAGTATGGCTACGAGATCGAGGACAACCAAGCTGGCGCAATTTTTCAAGGTGACCTAGTCACCATCGTAGGAGGCTATGTTGTTAAATTTCTTCCGGCCACGCATGCTGCGGCCTTGGGCGTTTTTAACGGCTGTAGTTACATTGACCCCACCACCGGCAAGCCCACGTTTAAGAACTTCTACCCAGGCTCCGTCAACATCACTTCTGGCAAGATCATTGCCGATGTGATTGACGATCCTAGTCAGTTGTTTCTTATCCAGGCAGACGAGGACATTGTGCAAGCTGACATTGGCAAAAACGCCGATGTCGTTGGCACAGGCGGTAGCACCACAACAGGTGTTTCCACAATGGAACTTGACTCCTCTACCATCGCAGATACAGCAGCGCTGAATCTGAAGATTGTGGGCCTGTACAACGTCCCCGGCAATGAGTTGGGCAACTTTGCAGTTATCGTTGTGAAAATCAACGAGCATCTGTACGGTAGCTCTGGCGTCAAGGCTGTGACCTAATTTAAAGGAACTAAAAAATGGCTATTTCACGCGCACAACTCGTTAAGGAACTTGAGCCAGGCTTAAACGCCTTGTTCGGCCTCGAGTATAAAAACTACGAAAACCAACACACCCAAATCTATTCAATCGAAACTTCAGACCGTGCGTTTGAAGAAGAGGTGATGGAATCGGGTTTTGGTGAAGCCCCTGTGAAGTCTGAAGGCTCTGGCGTCGCGTACGACCAGGCGCAAGAGGTCTACACTGCCCGCTACACCCATGAGACCATTGCTTTGGCTTTCTCCTTAACTGAAGAAGCCGTAGAGGACAACCTCTATGACCGCCTTGGTGCTCGCTATACACGTGCTTTGGCACGCTCTATGGCGCAAACCAAGCAGATCAAAGCTGCTGCCATCCTGAACGGCGCTTTCACTACCTCTATCGGTGGCGACGGTGTTGCTCTGTGCGCAACCAATCACCCTACTTTGAGTGGCCCTAACTTGTCCAACACACTGGCAACAGCTGCGGACTTGTCTGAGACCTCCTTGGAGCAGTCATTGATTGACATCTCTGCGTTTACCGATGAGCGTGGCTTGAAGATCGCTGTCCAAGGCTTGAAGTTGATTATTCCTAAGGAACTGCAATTTACCGCAGATCGCATTTTGAAATCAACTTTGCGTGTTGGTACTGCTGACAACGACATCAACGCCATTCGCAACATGGGCATGGTGCCTCAAGGCTACACAGTCAACAACTTCCTTACCGATCCAGATGCGTACTTCATCAAGACTGACGCACCTAACGGCATGAAGATGTTCACACGTGTGTCTCTGAAGACTGGCTTCGAAGGCGACTTCGACACCGGCAACGTCCGTTACAAGGCACGTGAACGCTACAGCTTCGGCTTCAGCGATCCACGTGGCATGTTCGGTTCGCCTGGCGCGGCCTAATGGTCGGGTAAACGGAAAAAGGGGCCTTGTGCCCCTTTTTCTTTTGGTGTATATTGAGCACATTCCGGGCTTTCCGGTGTATCTGACAGTCCCGGCTGACGACATGCAGACAGATACGCCTAACTTGCATGTAAGGAAAAAATCATGGCATTGACCACATTCTCCGGCCCAGTCTCTTCTCTCAACGGTTTTATCGGGGGCACCCCGACTTCTCCCATTGAAGTAACAACTGCGGACAACATCTCTGAGTCTTACGCTACGACTTCAGCTACCACTGGCGATACACGCCTGTCGTACAACCGATTGACCTTTACCTCTACGGGTTCAGGCGAAACGTTCCGCGCTTTGACCCGAGTAACGGGTGCTAACGGCGCTACAGGCGGCACAATCAACGGTGCCCACATCTCCACTTCAATCAACACAGGCGGCACAATTTCTGGTGCGGCTAACGCTATCCGTGCAACCATTGGCGCTGCTGTTGCCACTCCCGGCGGTACATTGGCTGCTTTGCAGTTGGATACTGACTTTGCTTCTGGCACAACTCTTGGTGCTGAAAGTGCTTTTATCCGCGTGACTGACTCTGGCGCTGGCACAGGTAAGATGACTCGTTTGATGAACGTTGCTACAGGTACAGGCTTGTTCACTGCTGCTACTAGCTCAAGCACTTTGGCTGGCGGTCTCAGAGTTCGTATTGCTGGCACTGATTACTTTTTGGTCGTTGCAAGTGCGGTATCTTGATGCAGATCACCAAGGAATTCTTGGAGACTGAGATTCGTGAACTTGAGACTGAAGCACAGAAAGCTCAGACCTTTTTGACTCAGGCTCAAGCCACGATTCAAGCGTACAAGATGCTCATAAACAGGCTAGAAGCCCCAGAACCGGAGCAAGAAAATGGCGACTAATGTAAAACAAGCGCATATAAACACCAGTGGTTTTCTGGTGATGGGCCGTAACCGTATCAGGGGCCTCTCCTTCGTGGGCACTGCCAACGCAGGTGAGCTGTCGCTGTTTGATACGACATCTGCCCCTGTAACTTCTAGTGTCACTTATGGACGTACTGGAACAACTGTAACAGTCAGTAAAACATCCCATGGCTTAGTGACTGGGGACGTTGTAGGAATTCACTTTTCGGACTCGTCAGGCGCATCTGCTACAGATGGCAACAGTATTAGTGGCAGCCCAGCAGCTGCTTATGTCAGCGGAAACAATCGTTGGTTGTTGACCTATGAGGTATCTGCCACGGACATTTTCAACAATGCCCCTGACGTTCCTGATCAAGGTGTTTTAGCGGTCAACGCCATCTATGCTTACATGATCAACATGTCCGCAGTGAACATTTACTATGGCTAAGAAGACCCCATCCCTTTCGGTTGGTCGCGGCGAGAAATTGCCCACCTCCAAAGGGGCGGGTTTGACTGCCAAAGGCCGTGCTAAATACAACGCAGCAACAGGAAGTAATTTGAAAGCCCCCCAGCCTAAAGGCGGCGCGCGCAAGAAATCTTTTTGCGCTCGAATGTCTGGTATGCCGGGGCCAATGAAAGATGAAAAAGGCAAGCCTACCCGTAAGGCGGCTGCCCTAGCAAGATGGAAATGCTGATGGACATTAGTTTGATTTGGTCAACTGTTTTGTCCGTTGCATTGGGTGGATTGTGGTTTTTCATTCGTGAAAAATTTGAAGAGCTCAAGCGGATAGACATTTTGTTAAACAAAACACGCGAGGAGATTGCCCGTGATTACGCAACTAATTCAGAAGTGCAAAGAGTTACTGACCACATTGACCAACGCTTTAATCGTCTTGAAGCAAAAATTGATCAACTTATTCAACAAGCAAAGTAAGGAGCAGTGATGGCGACAACCACAAAGATGAAGATGGTCATGAAGGACGGCAAGAAGGTCCCAGCCTTTGCTGCTGACAACATTGGCAAAATGAAAAAAGGCGGAGCGGCGGGCATGCACAAGATGCCCGATGGCTCCATGA